AAGACCGAATACAGGAACTCGTCAGCGAGCGTAACGCCGAGCGACAGCGTACCGAGCAGATGCAGGCCCAGTTGCAGGCTCAAGAACAGCGTTTCAACGCTTACCTGGAGAGCCAGCGGCAGCAGCCAGAGCAGCAGCAGATCCCGAATTTCGATGATGACCCTGCGGGGAATATCGTCGGCAGACAGGCACAGCTTGAAGCGCGTATTGCCGAGCAGGCGCGCAGCCAAGAGACTCAGCAGGCGGAACAGCAGCAACTGCGGCAGACTCAGCACGTAGTCAACACGTTCAACGGCATAGAGCAGCAGTATGCCCAGTCGAACCCGGACTACTACCAGCGTGTCGAAGCGCTGAAAAGCCAGCGTGCGGCGATGTGGGTGAGCACCGGCATGACCACCGAGCAAGCCAATCACATGGTCACTAACGAGGCTATGGGTGTGATTCAGACGGCTCTGTCGCATGGCCGGAATCCTGCCGAGGCTTTCTACTCCATGACCCAGCCGCAGGCACCCCCGGCGACCGGCGCCCTACAGCGCCAGACCCCAAGCTCGCTTGGCTCACGGACGGGCGGACAGTCTGGGCCTAAGAGCATCCGTGACCTGATGAAGCTATCGGACGCGGATTTCGACAAAGCTACCGCCGGCGATAACTGGCACGACCTGCACGCGAAAGAGGGTATGGTTTAAACACATTGGTGTGTTAACCTTGGGCTGCGCTGATTTCTCAGCGCAGCTTCGCCCGCTGTGAGCGTCATCACCGCATACGTTAGCCCGCGATAGTGGCAATGGGAATTGCTTAAACACTCACAGGAGATGGCCAAATGGCTAATACGACCTATGGTGTGAACGCCCCCGAAGCCGTCAAGCTCTGGAGCCGCAAGCTGGCTCGCGAAGCGCTCAAGGCAACGTATGTGGGCAAGTTCACCGGCAAAAGTTCAAATTCCGTCCTACAGGTAGTCGAAGACACCTCGAAGGGCGACGGCGATCGCGTCCGCTGCACGCTCCGTATGCTTCTGTCGGGTGACGGTGTCCTCGGTGACGGCACTCTGGAAGGCAACGAAGAGGCGCTGACCACCTACACCGACGATCTGCTGATTGACCAACTGCGGCACGCAGTACGGTCGGGCGGCAAGATGACCGAGCAGCGCATCCCGTTCTCCATTCGTGAGGAAGCTCGCGTTGGTTTGCAGGATTGGTTCGCAGACCGCATCGATACTTGGTTCTTCAATCAGCTTGGCGGCAACACCGCTGTGGTTGATACGCGCTATACCGGGTTGCAGGCATCAATTGCACCGGACGCGAACCATCACTTCCATCAGGTCGCCGGTGCGACCGAGCTTGTTGGTACGACCCACGCGAGCGACGTAACTGTCGGCTCCGCGTCCAGCACCAACCGTTTCCAGTTGACCTCGATCGACTACTTGGTGAAGCACGCCAAGACCATCAGCCCGCAGATTCGCCCACTGAAAGACGGTGGCGACGAATACTGGGTGATGTTCCTGTCGCCCGAGCAGGTTCTCGACCTCCGTACCGATGCTACCGCGAACAAGATCACGTGGTACGACACGCAGAAAGCCGCCATGCAGGGCGGGCGTGTAAACAACAACCCGATCTTTACCGGGGCGTTGGGCATCTACAACGGTGTCGTGCTGCACGAGTCCACCCGCGTACCAGCCGGTGCTAACACCACCACCGCTGTGACCAAGACTCGGCGTGCCATTTTCGCTGGGGCTCAGGCCGGGATGCTCGCGTTCGGCAAGGGCTTTTCGATGGGCAAGTTTAACTGGGTGGAAGAGCTTTTCGACTACCGCAACCAGTTGGGCGTGTCGTCTGGCATGATTTCCGGCCTCAAGAAGACTCAGTACAACGGCTCTGATTTCGGGTCCATCGTGCTGACGACCTCTTACTCCGGCAACCAGTAACAAGGGAGCCTAAATAATGGCTGTCACGATTACAGGATCTCTTGCTGCCGCTTCGGTGCAGCCCCTCGGCAACCACGTTATCAACGTGATTGCGGGCCAAGCCAGCCTCTCGTCGCTATCCGCGTCCGGGTCTGGCATGGCGTTGATGTGCGTTATCCCCCCGAACGCCAAGAACGTTCAGTTGGAAGTGCAGCACATCAGTGGCGAAACGGCGTGTGTGATGAACTACGGTTATCGCACCGAGAACGGGTCGCTATCTGCGTCAGCTTTTCTGGCTGGTGTTGCTGACACGCTCGTTACTCTCAGCAAGCCGGTCACTATGTCGGCTGATGAGGCGAACGGCGAACGGCGCCGGTTCATTACCGCCACGAAAGTGTCGGGAACCGCAGGCGCTGCCGCAGTCGCGAACTTCCAGGTGACGTACACGTTCTGATGTAGCGTCTAAATCTGCCCTCCGTCTGGAGGGTAGCTTTTTTGCGTGCTGACAAAATATAAAAAAAAACCTGTTCTTACACGGAATCCCCCACCATGAGCAATGCCCCACTAGACCTGTCTGTGGCAGTTGATCTCGCTCGTCACCCAGAAATGGAATCCGAGCTAGAGTTCATCTCTGCCGTCCTGAACGAAAACGAAGTTGAAATGCGCGTCTTCGCGCAAGCCGCAGGCTACGCGGAGCGCGCTCTGTCGCGTGAGCCCGACAACGCCATGTTGGTGTTTATTTTAGCAACTCTGTACCTCAAGGCCGAAAAACTCGGACTCGCGGAGGTGCTGTTTAAACACTCATTGAACCTACAGTGGACAGCGTCGACGGCGCTAAACCTCAGCTTTCTCCTACAGTCCACAGGGCGGACGATGTACGCCCGCGAGCATCTGCTGCGCATCCTCGCGGCTGACCCCCACGACCAGCGTGCGCTGGCCAATATGTCTGGCGCGTGCATCAACATGCACACGCCAGACGAGGCGATAAAGTACGCCGACCAGCTTCTGGCGATCGACCCTGAGAACTCCGACGGGCTGTGGAACAAGTCTCTCGCCTTTCTGGAGAAAGGCGAATGGGCGGAAGGGTGGAAGCTCTATCGCCACGGCGCGACGCTCTCGCAGGGCAACCAAACCCAGCGCAAGCGCCGGTTCGAGGACATACCTTACTGGGACGGATCAGAAGGCGCCGTTGTGGTGTACGGCGAACAAGGCGTCGGTGACGAGTTGATGGGCTACGGCATGATCAACGAAATGATCGAGCGGGTGAACGGCAAGATGGTGCTGGAAACTCACCCCCGGCTTGTCACCATCGCTCGCGCAGCGTTTGGCACCCGCATCCCTGTCTACGGCACCCGCAAGGTCAGCGAAGCTGACCTTGCGTGGCCGCAGCACTTCGACTTTACGCATCGCATCCCTCTGCTCGGTCTGGCTGAGTATTTCCGCCCAGACGCCGACTCGTGGCAGAACCAGCACGCGGCGTATCTGCCATGTATGCCGTTCGACGCACTGCCCAACGCTGCCGCAGCCCGGCTAGACACGCTACTGGCGGGCGCCAAAGTCTCTATCGGCCTCTCGTGGGTGGGTGGCAGTGCGCTCACCAAGGGCGCAGAGCGGTCCATGACGCTGGGTTACTTGGTGGAGAATTTCTGCCTCAAGTTTGACCAGAGTCAAGTCAACTGGGTCTCGTTGCAGTACGACCCGGCGGAAACCCCCGGCGCGGCAGCGGAAGAGGTAGCGCGTGTAAACGATAAGTACGGCATCGATATCCGGCATGACCAAGACATCGTCAATGATTTGACGCTTTGTTATGGGTGGTTGATCCAAGAGGTCGACAGCATAGTCTCGGTTTGCACGTCGCTTGTTCACGCTGCGGGTGCGTTCTGCAAGGACGGGCCGACGACGCACGTTCTGGCGCCTTACGAGATCGCGTGGCGATACGGGCTGGAGGGGGCGCACATGCCGATCTACGGCCAGCATATCCTCATGCACCGCCAGCAACGCGACGGAGACTGGCTGCCGGTGCTGGAGCGTCTGCGCCTTGACCTCGTGGCTGATCAGGAGCTATTCAAATGTCTTTGATGACACACTCAGACGCCTACGCGGCACAGCTGCAAGAGATGCATCGCGGCAACGCCAATTTCGGCAAGCGCGGCTCTCGCTGGCTGCCTGTCGTCGAAGCCGTCATGGAGTCCATCGGCGGCACAACCGACATCCTCGATTACGGCTGCGGCAAAGGCGAACTGAACCTGCATATGCCTTTCGGCATCAGCATGTACGACCCCGGAATTGTCGTTCACAGCGACAAGCCAGAGCCTGCGGACATCGTCATATGCACCGACGTGATGGAGCATATCGAGCCGCTGTACGTCGGTGACGTGATCATGGAGCTTCACAAGCTCACACTAGAACGCCTGATTATGTGCGTCAGTTGCCGCCCAGCGATAAAACAGCTCCCTGACGGACGCAACGCGCACCTGATTATCCAGCCGCCCGACTTCTGGTTGAAGCGTTTCAACCAGGCGGGCTTCGTGACGGAGACCGCTCTCGGTGAGACCGCGACCGATGACCCGGAATTCCCAGTGAACGACGTGACATGGGTGTTTAAACGCAAATGAGTACGCTACCTGTTTTTATAGGTTATGACCCGTCAGAATCTATCGCGGCGTATGTGCTTGCCCACAGCATCAGCAGACGCTCTAGCAAGCCGGTGAGTATCACGTTTCTGCGCCAAGACGTGCTGCGTAAAGCAGGCGTTTATACGCGGGCGGAGGACGAACACGCCAGTACCGAGTTCAGTTTGACTCGGTTCCTGACGCCGTCTTTGGCGCGTGACTACGGTGGGCTGCGTCCGGCGCTGTTCTTGGACTGCGACATGCTGATGCTTGGTGATGTGGCCGAACTGTTCGGCTTCATCGGCGGGCGGCACCGGGATGTCTACTGCTGCCAGCATGACTACGCGCCGTCTTCCAAAGTGAAGATGGACAACAACACCCAGTGGGCGTACCCCCGAAAGAACTGGTCGAGCCTGATGCTTTTCGACAAACCTCGGGTACTGACCGAGAAGCGCGTAAACACCAAAACACCGGCGTATTTGCATCGCATGGAGTGGGCAGACGACAATATAGGCGCACTGCCTCTTGAGTGGAATTGGCTGGTCGGAGAGTATGACAACATTGAAAACCCGAAATGCCTGCATTGGACGCTCGGCGGGCCTTGGTGGGAGCAGTACCGAGACACGCCTTACGCCGATCTATGGTTCGGAGAACTTGAGAACATGCGGGCAGAGACCAAGGGTCACCTGTCGTCTTCAAGCAGCGTGATATACTGATGAATGTGCGCGTAAACAGCGGGTGATGTGATGTCTACATACGGGACGATGCGCGCCCGCATCGCGTCTGAGATGAAACGCGGCGACATAAGCGCGAGTGCGACTTGCGTTGGCCGAGCGATAATGTCGTCGATCGCGTTCTGGGAACATAAGCGCTTCGACTTCAACGAGTTCTCGGGTCAAGAGTTCACGGCATCTGCTTCGCAGACCTACGTGCCTTTCGCTCAGATCGGCATACAGGTGTTGAAGGTCGACACACTGAAAGCCGTCATCGGCTCCCGCGACTACCCGCTCATCCCCCGTAGCTTCCGTCAACTCGACGACATCGACTCGGGTTATTATTACGGCTACCCAGGTTACTACGCTCTGCGCGGCTCTAACCTGCGCCTGTATCCGCGACCCAATAGCGACTACGCCATGCGGATGGCGGGGATACAGCAACTGACAGACGTGAGTTTAAACGCCTCTAACGCCTCCACCAACGCGTGGATGGTCGAGGCGGAAGAAATGATTCGGCTCAAAGCCAAGGCCAACCTGTGGCGCGACGAGCTGCGGAACATGGACACGGGACGTGCTTTCGAGCAGGAAGCCGTGCGCTCATGGAAACTTTCACCTTTCAGGCGTGCTACCAACCGTGCCAGCACCGGTCGCCTGCGACCACGGTGGTAACGCGTGGCCTATATCAAATCGGCAGGATTCGCCCCTGATGCGGAGAAAACCGCAGACGGCGTCTGGGTTGATTGCGATCTTCTCGTCCCGACCCTGCGCGGCTATGAAGCGCTGGCGGGCGATGCGGTGGCGATCACGGTCACAGCGCCAAGCGCTATCGCCGCTATCGGCGCGTTCACCCTGCAAGACGGCACTAATCGCCTCGTGGCTGGGTCTATGGGCGCCGGCGGACTCAGCGCCAACCTCTATGACGTAAGCACGGCAGCGTGGACGCTGCGGAACGGCGCCACCGGCACCTACACCGGCACCGCTGACGCCCGCTGGACCTTCGCCCAGTACAGCAACAACATCCTCGCAGCGCAGCGCGGCACCCAGATCCAGTATTCGCCCGACGACTCGCAAGACTTCACGGCGATCGGCAGCGCTCCGCGCGCAGCGATCATCCTGTCGGTTCTCGACTTCATAATGGCGTTCAACACCTTCGACGCGACCTATGGGGATGACCCCAACCGTTGGTGGTGCAGCGCAGCAGGTGACCACACTGACTGGACCCCCAACATTGCCACGCAGGCTACGACAGGCTTAATCACTGACGGTGACGGTCCGATCATCGCCGGTGGACGCATCGGCTCGAACGTTGTGGCGTTTACACCGACTTCGATGCACCTTGGTCAGTATGTCGACGCGCCCGCAGTGTGGGGCTTCACCCGCGTGCCGGGTGACGGCATCGGTGCGTACTCGCACTATTCCGTCGTCAACGTCGAGGGCATCGGTCTGCTCTGG